GTGACAACCATATAGGCATTGAGAACGATAAACTTGCTATATCTATTTCTGTGTCTGCCCCAACCGGGATTGTTCTAGAACTAAAACTTATATTTGTTAATTCTACGTAACTCAAACTGGTCCAATCAATGTAGTTGTCTGATTTCTGTATCTCGAAATCAGGGTTAAAAAGGTATAAAATCTGCTCTAAAATTTGTAATTTTTGATCTGTGTTTGAACTCCATATGTCTGCTGTGACTTCTAATCTGAACGGAGATGGCATGACTTTCTCAATAGTGTATCCTGCACCTAACTGGTTTGTGTAGTTTCCGTCACTGTCAACGCCTCTTTCTTTTAGATGTTGTTTCTCTATATGATAAGGATTCTGCATTCTTTCCCTGTCGTAATTCAACTCCCTTACATAAGCGGCAATTTTCGGAGTGTACTGTAACACATTCTCAGAATTCTGTCTAATAATATTTGCAACCTGTCTGGTCGGATCTCCGTACACAACAGGAACAGCTCTCAGTGTAATTTGATCATCTTTGCCTTTACCTGTCTCCACAGAGAAGTTACTCAGTACCCTTATGAATTGGGTCAAAAATTTCCTAATCTGGCCTTCGTAAAAGTGTAGCATTCTTAATTGTCAGCCTTTGGTTTCAGTGCGTCTGTTAGCGATTGTCTTTGTTTTGTTGTTAATCCGTTTATAGTATCCGATGAGGAGTTGTTGACAAACCCTGTTTTGTAGTTTGCTCTCGAATCATTGTTTGTTGTAGTTATTCTAACCGAATCCTCTATCTTGACCCATCTGGTTCCGTCATAACGGAACAGCCTGTTTGGTAAGAAATCTGTTCTCAAGAAGTAGTCACCCTTGTCAATGTTTGAATTTGGAAAGCTGATTCCAAATCCTGCCGGATGGCCATTTGGTGCTACCCCATCTCCGTCTAGGTAGAAGCCATAGTGCGAACTTGCCGGGGAATCTATCACGGCATTTACTGTTTTATCTGAACTTGTACTAGTGGTTGTAGTGTTAACATTATCGGTTCTGATGTTACCTCTCTCGTCTATGGGTGCAACATAGTATTGTTTGTAGTTGAATCCAGACTTGGGAGCATCTTCTTCTGCCTGTTTTACAACTTGATCATTTATAGTTTTTTCTCTGTTAAATGTTGACATGTAACTTGCAAGAGAACCTTCGGTTGCCGCATCACCAATAATATCTCTGAACTCCTGAGAGTCAACCATTGTTTTCATTTTCAGTCTAAGTAGATGTGGCCACCAAGTTTGCGAGAATCCTTCTGCGGCCCTGTTAACATCCTCAACAACATAGTATCTTTTCAATGCGATCGGTATACTCTCGTCTAGAGAATAATCTTCTTTCATGTGAGGGAACTCAATAACATCACCTGCCATTGGTTTCCTTCCAATACGTTCAACCATGTCGTTAAGGTGAACTGTTAAAAATAGTGTGTCATTCTGTAGAAACATTCCAAACTGTGATAAGTTGAAATCTGCATCTTGCACATTGTATATCCCACGCACTATATAAATGTCGTCTGCATATTTCCTGTCTCTGTTCTCTAAAAATAATAAATCCTGTATGGTCCTTTCGTTGAGACTGTCTCCAGAATATTGCGGTTGTGATGGTGATGCATCTCCGTCCTTCTGCGAACTGCCTTGATCATATGGACCTATGTATTTGTGGAAGTGTAAGTCCGTTCCACCCACCTGAAACATCTCCTTGATGTTACGATCGAAGAACTTGTAGTCGTTGCCCTTTTCAGGCTTGAAAATGGATAATCTTGGCATATCATACATATTTATTGCACAGACAAAGGTTATAAATATGAGTATGTCAGAACTACAAACAGGACAACAAGAGATATTTGATTACGTGAAGAACAGCCTAGGTGATGGCATGATTGACGTTGAATTAGACCCTAAACACTATCAAACGGCACTGGAAAGAGCTATAAACAAATTCAGACAGAGATCATCAAATGCTGTGGAAGAGTCGTATGCTTTTCTAACCTTAAAGAAAAATCAAAACACATATATTTTACCAGATGAGATTATCAACGTGAGAAATCTCAATAGAAGAAGTGTTGGATCAAGAACTGAAGGTGGAGAAGGTGGTACATTGTTTGAACCTTTCAACTTAGCCTACACAAACACGTACCTTTTGAGAGCAGGAGCAACAGGCGGATTGGCCACTTATTATGCTTTTGCATCATATCAAGAACTTGTAGGAAAAATGTTTGGAAGTTTTATACAGTTCCATTTTGACGTGGCAACAAAAAAATTAACAATAACACAAAGACCTAGAGCAGATGACGAAACAGTTCTCATGCACACTGACAATTTTAGACCTGACATAACACTGTTTAAAGACATTTATTCCAAACCATGGATCAGAGATTACACACTTGCAGTATCTAAAGTAATGCTTGGAGAAGCAAGAGGCAAGTTCAGTACCATTGCAGGTCCACAAGGTGGAACAACACTTAATGGTGACGCTTTGAAAACTGAAGGAACTGCTGAGATGGAAAGACTTGAATTAGAAATAGGTAATTTCCAAGAAGGCGGAACACCACACAGTTTTGTTATTGGTTAATTGACCACTATTTCCATTTAAATAATAGTATCATGATAGATACTCGATACAAAAAACTTTCCAAATGCACACTAGAAGAACTGACCAACATGGTTGACGATCTAGAGAATGTTGCCATACATGCCTTGAAAGAAAAGAAACTGGGCGTACGGAAACTGGTATTAACATCAGTCCATGATGTTAAAAAAGAGATTGAAAAACGTTTAAAAAAATAGTATAATAAACCTATGTTGATAGGTGTAGTAGGTTTAATAAGTTCTGGTAAAGGCACAGTCGCTGATAGGCTTGAACAAAAACACAATTTCAAAAAAGATTCATTCGCAAAAAGTTTAAAGGACGCAGTAAGTTCTATGTTCAATTGGGACAGAGAAATGCTGGAGGGTAAGACCGATGATAGCAGAGCTTGGAGAGAACAGCCTGATGCCTTCTGGAGCAAAAAATTCAACAAGGATGTAACACCACGTTGGGTACTACAACACTTTGGCACAGAAGTGATGCGACAGAACATGCACGATGCAATATGGATTGACAGCTGTCTGGCCAGATACAAAGGTGAACCCACAGTGATATCCGATACAAGATTTGAGAACGAGATTAAAACGATCAGAGAGTCTGGTGGCAAGATCATACTTGTGAAAAGAGGGCAAGATCCTGATTGGTTCACAAGCTACGTGGAAGGAAATATAATACCCACAGGCATACATTCTTCAGAATATGCATGGGCAAAGTCAGATTTTGATCATGTGATTAAGAATGACGGGACGTTAGAAGAGTTATATCAACAAGTTGACGATCTACTCATCAGCAACAAGATCACCAATACGCCATCCCAACTTACGGACACTTCCCAACCTTTGGCAATTGGCGCAAACAGTTTTTAAGTTAGTACTAGCAGTATTCCTCATACTACCATCAACAAAGAACACGTCCAACTGGGATTGCTTTTGTGCCCTGAATCCACACAGCTCACACTTCTTGTGTTTCTTGTATCCGGATCTCTGTAGGGCCGTGATCCCTCCCACCTTCTTGCCAGCCTTCTTCCTATTACAGGTATCACATAAGCTACGCCAGTAGATGGTCGTGCCTTTCCTGTAAGCATAGGCCCTGGGCTTTGCTTTACACCCCTTGCATAGCGGTCTGTTTTTGTATGTCATACACTTATTTACGTTGCCTATATAGGCACCTAAAAATAGCAAGTTATATCGTAAAAACCATACGATTGAATAAATAACTCTAGTATACGTTAAACTTGCAAGGAGAAAACGAAAAATGGCATTAACATCACCAGGAGTAGAAGTTTCAGTAATAAACGAAAGTTTTTACGTACCATCAGATGCTGGTACAACACCACTATTCATAGTAGCATCAGGACAGGATAAGACAAACGGAGCAGGCGACAGCACAGCGACAGGAACACAAACTGCAAACGCCAACACTGCTTTCTTGATCTCATCTCAGAGAGAATTAACAGAGACTTTCGGAGATCCGAAATTCTACACAGACGCATCAGGAAATTCATTAAACGGCTATGAATTGAATGAATACGGTCTACAAGCGGCTTACTCATTCTTGGGTGTGGCCAACAGAGCTTTTGTTTTAAGAGCAAACATTGACACTAACGATTTGATCGGTAGTGCAACGGCTCCTACAGCAGACCCA